TTATACTGAAATTATTCGCTCACATTTTGGTGTTATTTCTCCTGATGCTCGCTTACAGCGTCCCGAGTACATCGGGGGTGGATCAACCGCTATTAATATTAATCCGATCGCTCAAACGTCGGGTACTAATGCTAGTGGAACTACTACCCCTATGGGCACACTTGCTGCTATGGGTACTGCCTTGGCTCATAATCATGGCTTTACTTACTCGTCTACTGAACACGGTGTAATTATCGGGTTAGTAGCGGTACGTGCAGACCTTACGTATCAACAGGGTCTGGCTCGCATGTGGAGTAGATCAACACGTTATGATTTCTATTTCCCAGCTTTTGCAACTTTAGGCGAACAAGCCGTATTAAATAAGGAAATTTATGTTACAGGTGGTTCTGGGGATAATGATGTATTTGGCTATCAAGAACGCTGGGCAGAATACCGATATTATCCTAGCCGCATTTCAAGTTTGTTCCGTTCTACTGCTTCTGGAACTATTGATGCCTGGCATCTTGCACAAAAATTCACTGCTACACCTACGTTGAACACAACGTTTATACAAGACACACCACCAGTGAGTCGAGTTGTAGCAGTTGGATCAGCTGCTAACGGACAACAGTTTATTTTTGATAGCTTTTTTGATTGTAAAAAAGCACGACCAATGCCAATGTACTCAGTACCTGGCTTAATCGATCATTTCTAATATGTTTAGTGGAATAGTTGATTCAATATCTAACGCTTTTCAAGGCGTTGGAGCAAAAGATTTAATAGCACCATTAATCGGTGCTACTGGATCTTTTTTAGGAACTAATTCCGCAAATCAAGCGAATTTGCAATATATGCAAAACGCAAACGCTTTTAATCAAGCGATGTCTGATCGACAAATGGAATTTCAGAAACAAATGCGAGCTACACAATATCAAACAACTGTAGAGGATCTTAAGGCCGCTGGCCTTAATCCTATGCTAGCTTATAGCCAAGGAGGAGCTGGTACTCCAGCGGGTGCTGCTGCAACATCATCAACACCACCTAAAGTAGAAAATGCTATGGCTAATGCAGTTAACGCTGCGTTAACTGCTAGTCAAGCTCAAACTCAATTAGTACAAAATCAATTAACTCAAGCTCAGACTAACCAGTCTGACGCTACTGCTGATAATTTAAAATCACAAACTGCTAATAATCGTGATTTAAATCCAAATATTAGACAAGAATTAAAAAATTTAACTGCTCAAGAACTTTTAGCAAAAGCTCAAATTAGAGCTAATAATGCTAGAGCAGCTTTAGATGAATCTATTCATCCTAAGTATGCTGCGGAAGGTCAATATCATAAAGATTTTAGTTATGCTCCATTTATAGCAAAAGATATAGGACAAGTTGCTTCGTCTGCTTTTGGTTCATTAAATGCTTTAAAAAATCTTATAAGGAAATAAAAATGTCAAAAAACGCTGTTTTTTTACGTACACCATATAACTATGACAGAGATGCTGCAACCAATGAGTCAGGTTTGGCTTGTGAGGAGCCATCCCTGGCTCAGCAGCATTTCAAAGATGAGTGTGATATCAACACGATATTACAAAAATTTAACATTACAGGTCTATTACCTGAAGCCCCATTATCGCCCCGTTATGGCGATTTTACAGGTATCGGTGACTACCATACCGCATTAAATAGAGTTATCGCTGCTCAAGACGAATTTGAGGCATTACCAGCCCAAATTAGAGCAAGATTCGATAACGATCCTTCAAAATTAATTGACTTCTTGGAAGACAATAACAATCGACCAGAAGCCGAGGAACTCGGATTGGTCGAAAAAGCAGCTGCCGAAGACGTAGAAGCTGCAAAAACAACCCCTGAAAAGGCGGCCGAATAGGCCGTAGCACAGTTACTTTACTTGATGTAACTGTGCTAGTTGACACCAAACCGCAAAATGTCATAAAAAAAGGAGTTAAATATGATGTATAGAAAACCAGTTAATAAACGTCGTTCGGCTAAATCTTTTAGACGTAACGCAAAACGGACGAAGTCCGCAAATATGGCAAAATCTCCACAACGTGGAGGCTGGAGGCTCTAAAAAAGCCCCCAGGCACCTCACATGCCTTGTTATCACCCAATAAGTGCATTTCAATGCACTGATGGATCAATAGTCTTCTCAGAATTGAGAAGACACGATATATCTCGATCATTAAACTTACCCTGCGGTCAATGTGTTGGCTGCAGGTTAGAACGCTCACGTCAGTGGGCAATTCGATGCATGCACGAAGCCCAAATGCATGAAAAAAACTGTTTTATAACCCTCACTTATGACAATGCACATCTCCCAAGAGATAGATCATTACACTACCGAGACTTTCAACTCTTTATTAAAAGATTACGAAAACGGTACTCTGGACGAAGAATTCGTTATTACATGGCTGGATCCAAACCATCAACTTCAATCAAGAACTTGACTTTAATGTTTCTTTAGCTCAATATCATAATGTAGAATTAACACTTAATACTCAGAAAATCACCATAATACCCAATACAAAAAATCACAAACATCAAC